CACCGCTCTCGACCGATCAGGGCCAGATCTCCTTCGCAGCTGGGACGTACTCCAGATACACCGTGTCCGGCGGTCACGCGAGCAGCCCGATCTCCTTCACCACCGGGGGCTTCACGGCCTTCTACGACAAGCGGATGCTCTACACCCGGACCGGTCTAGGGCCGATCACCCTCGTCCACATCCGCAGCGGCAGTCACGCCGGATGGTACGTCCACCCCTACGGGCCGGGCGTGACCGACCGCAAGAAGGTGGCGCACTACACCTTCGGGCCGAGCGTCCTGATGTCCAGTCTGTCGGCGAACAAGCGGCCCGGCGAAGTGCTCCACCAGATGTACCTCGAAGGGACAGCTGTCGATCGCCCGGCGCAGCCGATCAGCGAGATGACGGTGGACTTCGACGACACCGTCGACAGCGACGGCAACGCATGGACCACGACGGATGCCATGAACGCCGTCAGCGCGGCGCTGGGAGACGACTACCTGAGCACGATCGGGCAGCTGCTCCAGACCGGCGCGATCGACGTGGACATGGATCCCGATCTGGGGATGCACGCCTACAATCACTATGGCCGCGACAAGCACGCGACGTCGTTCGCCTCGAACAAGGTCATCTTCAGGCGGGCGGTCAACGTGGCCGACCAGCTGCGCAGGGTGTTCGACGATCCGCCCGTAGGGACGTTCGCAGAGGTCCTCGGGAACGAGGACACGAGCGTCGCCCGCGTCACCCTTCTGGTCGATCGCCCGAGTCGCGAGATCAGCGTCCACGGCGACAGCGACAACATCGAGGAACTGGAGGCGCTCGGGTCGGCGCAGCTGGAGCAGCGACTCCTCCACTCCGACACCATCGCGTTCCGGGTGGACACTCCGATCATCGGCGCTGAGGACCAGCTGGCCGGACTGTATCTGCCGGGCAGGCCGGGTTCGGCACGGGGGAACTACTGGCTCGGCGACATCGTCACCCTCGACACCGGCACGGGCGTCCACGACTTCGACAACGAGCAGGTCCGCATCTGGGCCATCACCTTCGAGTGGGACGCCGGGAACAATCTGAAGATCACCGTCGAGGTCGGCAGCGGATTCGGCGGGCTGCCCGCGATGGGCAGCGGCACGCACGACACGACCAGCGGGTTCGGGGGCTTCAACTCCGGCACGCTGCAAGGCACCTTCCAGGAGCTGTCGGAGAAGGACGAGGCCAGCGGCTACGCCGGGCTGGATGAGAACGGCCACCTGTACCCGACGGAGATGTCCAGCCTGAACTGGAAGAACAGCGTCCGGGTGATCGACACCGCTGGCGGAACGCTGGCGTCTGACTTCGCAGCCGGGTCGGTCGTCGATGGCGTCACGCTGGCGGAGGGCGACGAGATCGCGCTGGCCGGGCAGACGTCGGCGCTGGAGAACGGCATCCGCATCGTTCAGGCCACGGGCGCGCCGACGAGACGGCCGGACCTCGACTCGACGGAGGAGTTCGTCGGCACCGCGTTCATGGTCCGGGAGGGCGCAGCCTACTCGGCCACGATCTGGCGGGTCGAGAACTCGACGCCTCCCGTCGTTGACACCGACGCCATCGTGCTGTCGAACATCTTCAGCGTGTCGGGGCTGATCGACCTGAACAACGCGGTGTTCGGCTTCCTCGATCACGGCAACCTCGGGGCGACCGAGACGTTCGACGTGAGCGCGGCGGGCTGGCACAAGGGAACGCTGAACGCGAACTGCGCGGCCACGTTCATCGGAGCGACGGTGGACCGCGTCGCCTCGATGGTCCTCGAACTCGTGCAGGAGTTCCCGGGCGGGCACAGCATCGACTTCCCGAGCAGCCTGACGAACGAACTGTCGCTGGAGTCCTCGCTGGACACCGACTCCGGCTCCACGACGTACTACGTGTTCTTCAGTCACGACGGCGGGACGAACTGGATCGGCTTCATCATGGGCGGCGGCGCAGCTTCCGGCACGGCGGAGGGCGTTCCGCTGTTCATCGCCTCCGGAGAAGTGTTCACGATCCCGGCCAATCGGCAGGTGATGTACGCCATGACCATCGACAACGAGGGTACGCTAGTCGTAGACGGCTATCTGGTGCTGGTGGACTGATGTTCGGACTCGTGATGATCGTCAAGGATGAGGCAGAGCGGATCGGGCCGTGCCTTGCATCGCTCCGCCCGGTGCTGCGGAACTGGACCGTCCTCGACACCGGCTCCACGGACGGCACGCAGGACATCGTCCGGGCTGCGCTCGAAGGCATCCCCGGGAAGCTCTACGAGGATGAGTTCGTCAACTTCGGGTCGGCCCGGTCGCGCGCCTTCGCGCTCGCGCGCGGGACGGCGGACTGGCTGCTCGCCTCGGACGCGGACATGTTCTGGGAGATCGACGCCGACTGGAAGCCCGACATGTCGATGGACAGCTACATGGTCGAGATGGGCAGCCCGCAGTTCAGTCATCGGCTGCCGCTCGTGCTGCGCGGCGACAGGCCGTGGAAGTCGGTCGGGGCCGTCCACGAATACACCTGTCTGGTGAACGGGCTGCTCGGCAAGCGGGAGTTCACCGACGCCGTCCGCGTGACGCATCCGGGCGCGAAGTGGTCCGAGGAGCGGGGCCGCTGGTATCTGGAGTTGCTCGCGCCGGGCGTCGCAGCTGGCGATCCGCGGGCCATCTTCTACGCGGCGCAGACGCACAAGGACCTCGGCGAACTGCCCGAGGCGATGGCGCTCTACGAACGCCGGGCGATGATGGGCGGCTGGGCCGAGGAAGCGGCTGTCGCAGCGTACCGGGCAGCCTCGCTGGAGCCGGACTGGCGGGTCCGCATCCTGCGTCTGCTGGGCGCATGGGAGATGCGGCCGACGCGACTGGAGCCGCTCTACGACGCAGTCGCGGCGCTGAACGATCACGAGGCGTTCCAGACGGCGCACCGGCTGGCGTCCATCAAGATCGAGCCGTGCACCGACGTCCTCTTCGTCCACGGCGACGTCTGGAAGTGGGGCCTCCGGGCCGAACGTGATCGTGCCGCAGCTGGCATCGCAATGGAGGAGGCTGCCTGATGGCAACCGGTTCGGGCATCACGCTGAAGGAATCGGCTGCCAGCGACATCGCGACCCCTGCTTCCGGGAAGGGCACGCTGTTCATCGACTCGTCGGGGCACGTCCCGTCCTATAAGGACGACGGCGGCACGGCGCACTCCCTCGTCGGGGCGACGGGCGCGACCGGGGCGACAGGCTCTGCGGGGTCCGCTGGCGCAACCGGCGCGACCGGTGCCACCGGGGCCACGGGCGCGGGGACGACGGGCGCAGCGGGCGCGACAGGGGCAACAGGGGCCACGGGCGCAACGGGCAGCGGCGGCAGCGGCGTCACGGTTCAGTTCCCGGCGCTGAAGCCGGGCACGCCGACCTACGATCACGCCGGGGCGTCCATCCACACCGACTTCGCCGCGTACTCGACGCAGGGATCGTTCGCTCTTGCGAACTGCATGACGCAGGGCGATCACTGGAACGGGTCGTCGCTGGAGATGCAGTTCAGCGCGCAGATGGGCGGCATCTACGTCCCTCACTCGAACACCGACTTCGACTTCACGGTCGGCGGCATCGGGACGGAGATGCCACCGGGCCAGTCGTACATGGTCGGCATCGGCGGCCTGAACTCCAGCGGGACCGGCGTCATCGTCGTCGCGTACACCGACAATAACGTCTACATCGCCAGCTGCACCGCGTACGTCTACGGCGCGCAGAGCGACAGCTGGTCAGGCTTCGGCAACATCGGCGGATCGCAGGGCGGACATCACTGGCTTCGCCTGAAGCGGGTCGGCTCGACATGGACCGGCTACGCCAGCCGCAGCGGGCGCGTCTGGGACAAGACGTTCAGCACCCGGTCGGACTCCATCACGGTGGACCGGCTCGCGGTCGGCATCCTGTTCCTCGGGGCAACGTCCTACATGGGCCGCATCTGGCACGACTACTTCCAAGTCGACGTCTAGGAGGAGAACATGCCGTTCCCGAAGAAGAAGGAACCCGACATGACGCCCGATCGCGAGGTGATCGGCGAGGTCACGCTGAAGGTGCGGTTCGAGACGCAGACCGGCCACGAGGACGCGGGCAACGTGCCCGACGAGGCGACCTTCGCCGACGCCATCCAGAAGGCCACTCTGGAGATCTGGCCGCACGTCGTTACGGTCGTCGAGTCGGTGTAGCATGACCTCCCAGCGCGCGAGGAAGGCATGAACGTGGCCGAACTCCTAGCTGGAGTCTTCATCGGGTTGCCGCTGGGCTGGTACCTCAACGAATTCTTCCGATCCGTGGTGCCAGTCTTGATCCGGCATGGCCGGAGATGATCGAGACGGCGCAAGGCCGGACGCAGCGGAGGAACGGCTCCTTCGCCGACTCCGGTTGATCGCTGGAGTAGTGATCCTGCTGATGATCGTTCTGCTGGTCACGGCGGACACGCTGGGCAGGCTTCTGGTCAGCCCCGACTTCCATGCCAGCGAACTGATCCTCGGAACGCTGATCGGCGCGCTGCTCCTCCTGCTCGGGATCGAGACCGTGAACCGGCTGCCGGGCGTGAAGAAGTGATCGCTCCGCAGATCCTCATCCTCGTCTCGTTCCTGTCTCTGACGTGGGGTCTGTACCTCGCGGCAGCTGTGGCCGACTACGTCAGGCTCCGACGCGGCAAGGACCGTCGTAGAGGCGAGGGCGTCCGGGCGCTGCGCCGGGTGATCGTCGCGTTCTGCCTGTTCATGCTCCCGTTCAGCTTCTTCCTCCGAACGGGCGTGGTGCTGGCCGGGTTCGGAGACGCGGTCGGAGGCCAGATCGTGTTCTTCAGCTTCGCCGGGACCAACGTCCTCGGATCCATCCTCTGCCTCGCCTCGCTGCGGTACGACTGATGGAATGGTACGACGTCGCCAGCTTCTTGATCCGGGCATCCAACGCGGCGCTCTGGCTGGTCATCGGCATCCACGCCTTCCGCTGGAACAAGCCGTTGTCGCGGTTCGGCCGCAGGATCGTCTGGACGGTCATCGCGATCGGCATGATCGTGCTGGCCGTGGGCGGTCTGGTCCCGATGGGAATCATCAGCGGGCAGTTCGCTCGGGTGATGTATACGGCCTTCACCGCCTACGCGGCCATCGTCGCGCTGGCGCTGCTCTCGACGGAGACGAGGGACCTCATATGATCGCTTGCCCGAATGAGGTACGCTGACGGCGATGCCATTCCATCGTCCGGCACCGATCAATCAGTTCTACCGGCTCGACTACGACGAGGTCCACGACCGCTACGTCAAGACGACGCCGTGGAACAACGTCGTCAACGGCCACGACTTCGACGGTGAGAACTGCATGGCGGCGGAGGGCGCGGTCGCGCTCGACGCTCATACCAGCGGGCGGATCACCACGTCACCAGCTGGGATCAGGAACTGGCAGTCGGACTTCAGCGGCGGCATCGGCGTCGATGACGTGCAGGACGCGTGGAACCGTCACTTCGGTCAGGTGCTCTGGACTCCCCGAGGGTTCAGCTGGGCCGACACCCTCTACGCCGTCCGCCAGCGGCGGCACGTCGCCATCGCGGTGGACTATCGCAACTATGACTTCCCGCTCCAGACACCGCACGCCTTCGATCACGCGCTGGGGATCGACGCCTACCGAAGCAGCGACGGCGAGATCCTCGTCTTCGACTCGCTCGGATCCAACCCGCGCTGGCTGCCGCAGTCAACCGTCCGCAAGGCGGCGGAGGCGCTGGCGATCAAGCAGGGCGTCGGCACCGGCAACCTGTTCGTCGGCATCACCGCCATCCGGCCGCTGATCGGCATCAGTCGCTACCGGGTGACGATCACCGGGCGCATCACGCTGCACACGAAGCCGGGCGTTCCGCTGGCACCGGCAGCTGGGACCGTCTCTCTGGCGACGTACATCTGCGATCGCTCGAAGATCGACGGGTGGTGGTGGTACCAGATCATCAGCAAGGCCGACGGGAGCAAGACGGCGAACGCTGGCAAGTGGCTCACGCCGAACCGATACGTGAAGGCGACGCCGGTATGACGATCGACGACTACTTCGACGACCAGCCCGACGACGGGCCGGGCGGCGATCTGGGCAAGGACCCGGAGACCGCCCCGAAAGCGGATCCGGGCGGCAAGGTGCCCGCGCCGGGCGAAGGACCCTCACGGGACGCCACAGAAGCGGAGGAGAACACCTAGATGCAGCAGAACAGCGGCGGTGTCGGCGCGGCGCTGACCGACGGCACCGGAGTCAGCAGGTTCACCGGGTCGAAGGTCATCAAGGACTTCGTCGCCGACTTCCTCATCAGCGCAGCTGCCGCTCTGGCGACAGTCAACATCACCGGCCTCCAGACGGTCGTGGACACCCCGCAGATCGCGGCCTTCGCGGTCGCGGGCGCGGCCATCCACGCGGGCTACCGCGCAGTCCTGAAGTGGGCGACGTCCTGAACGTCTGACGCCTCGGGCGTCGTCCCCTCCCGGCCCGCCCCTCCGTTGACTTGTCCGGTCGGGCGGGCCATTCCTTCGCCCGTTCAAACTAGGGGCTTTACAACCTAGACGCCGACTGCTAGGATTGCGGTACGCCGGTACTCCGGCAGCAGGAACAGGAGGCATCGTGAAGGATCACCAGCATCGTCCCAGCCGGTTCCACCCGGCGCGCTGCGCAACGTGCGCGGCGAGGATCAAGTAGATGGCCGTCGCCATCGACCCGAAGGCCGGTGCCAAAGCGGCCCGCGCCATCATCGCCGCTCACGAAGCGGGGATGCACGATCGCAAGGCATCCGACGCCTGTCGGCTCTGCAAGAAGGAACAGGAGGCATCCATCATGGCGAAGTCACCGACAACGTGTGCCGCGTGCGGCGGCACCTACGACGGCACCCCGTCCGGCATGGTCAAGCACGACAAGACGGCGAAGCATCTCGCCGGGCTGGCGACTCTGGAGGCCGACGCCACGGTCGCGCAGGCCACGATCGCCGAAGTGGCAGCTGCCACGAAGGACGAGATCAACGCCGACCTCGTCGCGGCCGACACGTCGCTCGCCGGGGCGCTGTCCCAGCTGATCGACTCGAAGGAGCAGGATCTGGCCCGGCGTCAGGTCGATCACAAGTGGCGGGTCGCCAATCGGCCCGATCAGGCCGACGCCTACGAGGCCGACAAGGTCACGCCGCTGAAGGTCGAGATCCAGCTGCTCCGGGACGTGCGCAAGGCGCTCTAACCGGAGGCGCGCCCTACCGGCGCGCGGTGCCCATCCCATTCCGAGCGGCTGGGCACCGCAGGCCGGTTGGCCGATCAGAGACAGGAGGCACATCGTGTCACAGGCAAGGGTCTATCAGCAGCGGTTCGCGGCCCGTCAGGGCGCGACGCTCAGCTGCGAGAAGTGCGGTCGGGACATCCCGAAGGGTCAGACCTACCGCTCCTTCAAGGTCGGGTTCCGCAGTCGCTACGATCACAAGCGATGCCTCCGGGCGGAGTGCGCTCCGCGGATGTCGGAGCTGGAGTCCTCGAAGCTGTCCGGGGTCTACTCGGCGATCGAGGGAGCGGAGGACGATCTTCACGCGCTGGCTCCCGGGGACAACGCCGACGACATCAACTCCGCGGTGCAGGGCGCGGCGGACGGCATCCGAGAGGTCGCGTCGGAGTACGACGAGGCCGCGGACGCGATGGGCGATGCCGGGGAGGAGAACCGGGAGCGATCCAGCACGCTGGAGTCGGCTGCCGACGAACTGGAGGGCTTCGAAGCCAGCGAGAACGAGCCGGACTTCGACGGCTGCGACAACCCGGCGCACGACGATGAGCCGCCGGAGGGCACCGACGCCATCGAGCGCGGGTCCGACGACTGCGAGGACTGCCGCCAGATCAAGGAGTCGTGGTGGGACGAGATGATCGGCGAGGCCGAAGCGGCGCTGGCCGACGTGGAGCTGCCGTGAGCAAGATGGACACGCACGCCACGTCTCCCCGGTACGCCGAACGGCGGCGCAACCGGCAGGCGATGCTCCGTCGGGCGGAGAAGGATCCCCGGCGCTCTAGAACGTCCCGTGGCGCTGACTCGCAGCTGCGATCGTGCCCGTGGTGCGGACACGGGCTGTCGGCTCGCTACCGGACGCCCGGCGCAGTCCACCTTCGGCGCAACCGTCGTCCGCCGGAAGTCTGCGGGTGGACGCCGTGACGGTCATCGAAGCTGCGCGGCTGTCGGCCGCATGGGATCTGGTCGAGACCATCACGCTGGTGATCCTCGACCAGCCGTCCCCGCCGTACTCCTACGTGGAGGCGCGGGCGCTGGCGAAGCGCATCGTTCGCAGGATCTTCATGTCGGACTTGCCCGAGGAGGACCCCGGTGTGGATCAATAAGACCTGCCGCAACGCGGGACATCGGTGGGGAGTGCCGACGCCCATCCCGTATCAGAGCGACCACGACGACTTCGGCAGCGTCGGCTGGATGGAGGTCCGGTCGTGCCAGCGGCGCAGCTGCGACCGCATCCGGGTGGACTACGCCGACATGTCGGCCGTGACGTACTACCGGGGCGGGTCGATGCAAGAGGGCATGGACGAGGATCCAATCTACGATCTGATCGTCGTACGCTCAAACTAGGGGCTTTACAGCCGCGACCTCAGGGTGTAGGGTACGCAGGTACCGCACCACTCAGGGGCGGCAGGGAACAGGAGGCATCAAGTGAGCCGGTTCTGTCGTCACTGTGGCAACACTAAATCCGACCACGGCAAGTCGTGGAGCCGCTGCTACGGCTTCGAGGCCACGCCTCGCCCGTCGTGCCGCGTCTGCGGCCAGTCGTTCAACCCGGCGAACAGCGGTCGCGAGGACTGCTGCTACCGGCACCGCCTCGACTCCTAGCTCCCACAGCTGGCCTTCACGGAGGTCAGCGGCGGGTGCCAGATCGGCAACCGGCAGCAGAACAGGAGGCACCATTCATGGTCGCAGCAGTCGAGACTCTGGCCTACGTCGCAGACCGCGGAACGCCGTGGCACGGGCTGGGCACCCCGGTCGAAGGTCTCATGACCGCCAGCGAGGCGCTCGTCGCCAGCGGGCTGGACTGGGACGTCGAGAAGCAGGAAGTCTTCGTGGCCGGTGGCCGCAACATCGAGGGTCGGTACGCAACCGTCCGCTCCTCGGATGGCGCGCCGCTGGGCATCGTCGGCAACCGCTACCAGATCATCCAGAACAAGGACGCGTTCGCGTTCGCCGACAACCTCGTCGACTCCGGCGAGGCGAAGTACGAAACCGCTGGCGCGCTCTGGGGCGGCAAGCGGGTCTTCCTGTCGATGGAACTCAATCACCTCGACATCGTGGTCCCCGGTGACGACTCCGAGACCAAGATGTACCTCCTCATCGCCAACTCCCACGACGGCAGCGGTGCCGCCGACGCCGCCATCACGGCGGTCCGGTCGGTCTGCCACAACACCGTCACGGCGGCGATCGCCTCCGCGAAGTCGCGGTTCCGCATCCGGCACACCGGCAGCATCGACGCGAAGCTGCTCGCGGCGCGCGACACCCTCGGCATCTCCTTCAAGTACGCCGAGGACTTCAAGAAGCTGGCCGAGCGCATGGCTCTCAAGACCATCACCGATCAGCAGGTCCTCGACATCCTCCGGACGGCGGTCTTCCCGATCGACGACGAGGCGGTGTCCGAGGAAGTGCTCGCCGACCACGCTTCCACGCTGGCCTACGAGAACTATCTCACGTCCGACACGATGACCGCCATCCGCGGAACGGTGTGGGGCGCGTACAACGGCATCGCCGAGTTCATCGACTACGGTGCCACCTATCGGGGCGGGAAGTCCAACCCGGTCGAGCAGGTCCGCGCCAACTCCCTGCTCTGGGGAGTCGGGGCAGCCCGCAAGGCAGCTGCGCAGAAGGCTCTGCTCAAGGTCTAGAACGTCCTCAGGGCCGGGCGGCTGCACCGCCCGGCCCGCCACACCAGAACAGGAGGCAAGGCACGATGGAGACATTCGACCTAGACACCCCGATCGACGTCCACGGCACGGCCCGCGAACGGTTCGACATTCACCGCCGTCGGGTCTGGGCCATCGCTCAGGTCCTGACGGTCGGGCGACAGGTGCTCGCCACGGACGGCGAGATGGGCCAGCTGGTCGGCATGAAGAATCACAACGTCGCGCTCACCCGGCGACTCATGCTCGCGATGGGCGTTCTGGAGTACCGGCCCGGTGGCGGTCACAATCCCGGGGCGTGGAAGCTTCTCGTCGCGGACGCGGAGCTCCTGAATGCTATCGAGATGGAGCAGGAGCGCCAGATGCGCGGCGGGCTGGCGCCGGAAGGCGTCCGCACGAAGGCTTCGGGGCTGAAGCGCACCCGCAAGGTGACGCGCCAATCCCAGGAGCAGGTCGCGGTCCACGAGGACCGGCTGGGTCTGCCCGTGGGCGCAGTAGTCGGACCGGAGCCGATCAACCCGCTGCGGACGTCTCTGAAGGGCGAGGGTCCTGATGCGGCGGGCGCGCTGGTACTGGCCGCGAAGCAGTACGCCCGGAAGGACGGCAGCGCGGAGCAGCGCAAGGCCGCGCAGCTGGTCAAGGAGCTGAACGAGATCGGGGTCAGCGTCCCGCCGGACCTCGCAGCGAAGGCCGTCATCCGGAAGGACGACCGGCTGGAGGCCATCGGCCTCGTGCTGCCGTACATCGAGGCGCTCGAGAAGAAGGTGTACGCTCAGGAGGCGCAGCTGCGCGAGCAGGCCGACTACGGGTCGCTCCGTCAGAAGGTCGAGAAGCAGCATCAGCAGATCGAGCGGCTGGTCGCCGGGCGCACGGCGGAGGCCATGCGATCCGACCCGAACGGGCCGCGCTCCTAGGACTAAACTAGGGGCTTTACAGCCGGGGAACTAGGCGCTAGTGTGAGGGCACGCCGGTTCCCCGGCAACGTCACAGGAGGCATCCATCATGGCTCAGCACACTCACAATCCCGGCCATCATCAGCCCGGCTGCGACGCCTGCGAGCAGCGGCTCCAGCGCATCGAGCGCCGGTCGATGCATCAGCCGGGCTGCCCGGCCCGGAACCCGGAGCTGGACGACGCGGACTGCGACGCCGAGTGCGGGCTGGTCGCCAACGAGGCGATCGACGCGGTGGTCCGGTGCGACGATCCCTTCCACAGTCACGCCAGTCTCGAGGAAGCGCGGGCGTGCGTTCGCCCGCAGCTGGTCCGCACGGACCCCGAGTTCGCTCAGGTCTGGTGCGACAAGTGCGACCAGCCCGCCACGAACGACATCCTGCTCACCAGCGGCGACCGGGCGTTCCGGTGCAGCACGCACGCATGGCTCATTCTCGCCCCCCGTGGGCAGAAGGTTCCGGTGCAGGCATGAGGGGCGACGGGCTGGCCGCGAAGGCGGCAGCTGTCATCCGGACGTGGGATAGCGAGCCGGGCGACTTGTCGGCAGCGATGGATCAGGCGCTCTACGAACTCTCATACGCGCTGTCAGCGCATCGCGGGGCCGGGCTTGACCGGATCAATCGGCACCGTCGCCTCCAGCGCGAGCGCATCGCCACCTGCGATCAATGCGGGCGCAGCGACGATCATCACCACCCGATCGAGATCGCACCGCCGCTCGACGGCATCGAGCAGTATCAAGCGGAGGACCGTTGATGGATCGAAGGCAGAACGCGCTGGCTCATGCGCAGGCGCAACGGGAGCGATGGGCGCTGGCGCTGAAGGACACCGACGCGGAGCTGCTGAAGCTTCGAGACGAGGGCCTCACGCTGGAACGGCTGGCCGTCCGGTACGGGACGTCTGCGACGGCGATGGGGCTGCGGGTGCACCGGGCGCGGGCGCGGCAGGCGACGCTCGCCGCGATGGCCGCGAAGGTCTAGCCGGGAGGTCCAGCCGGGAGCTCCACTAGGGGCTTGCAAACATTCCCCGGCAGGCGCAAGATACGTTCAGGCACCGGCCTCTCCGAACCCCATCGGGGAACGTGATCCAAGCGGGACTATGGGCGGTCGCCGCGAGGCCGGTGCCGCTCACCCGCACAGGAGGCAATCGTGGAGACACCGTTCTGGCAGCGCGACGACGTCAACGCCGTGCTGTTCCTCATCTTCGGAGGGCTGTTCCTCCTCGCCGTGGCGATCTGGGGATGACGGAGCAGCCCGCCGACCTCGACGAACGCCGGGCATTCCTGGAGCGACGGCAGCACGGCATCGGCGCAAGCGATGCAGCTGCCGTCCTGGGACTCAGCCCGTGGGGCACGCCGCTCTCGGTCTATCACTCGAAGGTCGATCCCATCCCCGACGACGTGTCGCCGGGGAGTCTGCCGATGTGGCTCGGGCTGCGGCTGGAGGACATCGTCGCAGAGTTGTTCACGGCCCGTACCGGACTGGCAACGCGCGGCGACAACCGTCATCACACGCACCCTGAGGATCCGTGGCTGGTCGCGCATCTGGACTTCCGGGTGCTGGGCCAGCCGGATCAACTCGTGGAGTGCAAGACGCAGAGCAGCCGGACCGGATGGGGCGACGACGGTACCGACGACATCCCCGTCTACTACTGGATCCAGTGCCAGCACGAGATGCTCGTCACCGGGGCGAAGCTGACGCACGTCCCGGTCCTGTTCGGCCTCTACGACTTCAAGGTCTACGTGGTCCAGCGCGACGAGGCGTTCCTCGAGACGTGGCGGGTCGCAGCTGCGGAGTTCTGGCACGAGCACGTCGAGGCGCGGGTGCCACCGCCGCTCGGTGGTGACGACTTCTCGAAGAAGGTCGTGCGGGCGCGCTGGCCGGAGTACGACGAGGCGCTGAAGGTGCTGCCGCCAGAGCGGGAGCTGCTCATCCTCCGGCTGCGCGAGGAGAAGGAGAAGCTGAAGGAGCAGGCCACGGCGGTCGCCGCTCTGGAGCACCGCGTCGAGGACCTCATCGGCGACAGCGCGGGCGTCGAAGGGTCGTGGGGCAAGATCACGTGGAAGCGCATCAAGGACCGCGTCGTCACTGAGTGGCAGCTGGTCGCTGAGATGTACGAAGCGGCCATGCAGGACGCTCTCGACTACGTCAGCCCCGACGACGACATCGGCACGAAGGCGATGGCCTCGCTGCAAGCCGCGAAGGAGACCGCCCGGTCGCTCTACACCCGCATCGAGCCGGGCTACCGTCGCATTGACATCAGGTTCAAGAAGGAGGACAAGTGATGCCGAACCGTGCCGGGCCTCCGCCCGTCCAGAACGCCGCACCGCAGGGGCAGAAGGATCGCCTCGCCCTTGTCGTGTCGGAGCTGGGCAACCGGGAGGCTCAGTTCAACGATCTGCTGGGGAAGGAGCACCGGGCGCGCTGGATCACGGTGGCTCTGCACGCTCTGGCGCAGAACGACTACGTCCTCCGCAGCTGCACGCCGATGTCGATCGTGGAGGCCATCCGCGAGTCGGCTGCGCTGAACCTCCAGCCGACCGGTCTGCTGGGCGAGGGCTGGATCATCCCGTACGGCGACAAGGCCACGTTCCAGCCCGGATATCGCGGCTACCTGAAGCTCCTGCGGAACAGCGGGCAGATCAAGACGGTTGACTCCCAGCTGGTCTACATGAACGACGACTTCGCGCTGTCGCTGGGCACCGATCCGAGCATCCATCACGTCCCCGTCCTCTACGGAGAGAAGGGCGACGACGGCACCTACCTCAGCGACCGGGGCGAGTACCGGGGCGTCTACGCCTACGTCCGCATGAACAGCGGCGAGACGGTGATCGAGTGGATGTCGTGGGACGACGTCATGGTCGTGCGGAGCAAGTCGCCATCGGTGCAGCGGGGCAAGCAATCCCCGTGGGACGACTTCGCCGGGGAGATGGCGCGCAAGACGGTCCTCCGACGGTTGATGAAGCGTCTGCCGCTGGACTCGATGCCGCAGGTCGCGCACGCCGCGACACTCGACGAAGAGGCCGACGTCATCGAGGGTCAGGCCACCGAAGTGACGGCTGCCGCACCGGGCCGCGCTACCGCTGCCGCATACGCTCTGGCACGCGGGCAGGCGGACGAGGAGAGCGACCAACAGAGGACGCCAGAGAAGCCCACAGAGGCCATCGTGACCACTGCAGAGCTGCCTTCCCAGATGTGTGCCGCGCCTAGCCCGTACGGTGACGGCGATGTGTGCGTGCTGGCGCATGGTCACCCGAACAATCACCGCTCCGACGGCGGATCGTGGAGCTAGTCTCCGCAGCGCGTGACGGCTGGACGAAACTCCGGTGGACCGTCTTCCGCAGGGACGGCGGCTGCGCAGCTGTTCAGCCGCGCTACTTCCGGGACGACGTCGCCACCGATCAGTGCCGGGGGAAGCACGGCTGGCTCATCCGCTGGGACGACGTGTTCCAGATGGAGTGGGACCACGTCAGAGACGATCGGGGCCGTCGTGTCGATGACGAGGCGCACGGCATCACCGTCTGCCCGTGGCACCATCGCGGGTCCAGCTGGCGCATCGACACGAAGGAGCGCCGGGCGCGCATCCGGGACGTCTTGCGGGCGCTGTACCCGGACGCGTGGGCGCAGTAGAGTGGTCGTGCCGGTGTGACAGTCGGCGCGTCAGCGGGTGCGGAGCCGGGGTGCTACGACCACTCCGGCTCCCCCGCAACCTTGTCGTAGAAGGGGAACCGTTTCATGGCGTGGGTCAAGATTGATGACCACTTCAACGAGCACCCTAAGCTGTCGAAGGTCGGACCGGTCGGGGTCGCTTTCTGGGCCGCTGGGCTGGCCTACTGCAACCGCAACCTGACGGACGGCTTCATCCCGTGGGGCGTCGCTCCGTCGTTGTATCACATGGAGTTCCAGGACGAGAGCGGGACGGCGTGGCAGATCTGCATCGCGCCGGTCGACGCCGATCGAGGTTCTGACGGCGAAGTGGATGCGTGGGCGCTGGGGTCCCTAAAGGTCATCGGGATGCTGGTCGCGGCAGGCATCTTCGAACAGGTTCCGGGCGGCTACCAGATCCATGATTACGCCGACTATCAGCCCACGAAGGCGCAGGTCCTCGAGGAACGAGCACAGAAGGCGGCAGCTGGTAGAGCGGGTGGTAGAGCAACCGCCAGAGCACGCGCCGGAGCACCCGCTACAGCAGATCAGGTAGCAGAACGACAGCCCGTACCCGTACCCCTCTCTACCAACAGTGAGGACTCAACTTCTCCTACCGTAGAAGACTCTTCGTCACACGAAGGTAGAGTGCGCGATGACTGGATCGATCTGTCGAACCTGATGAACGATCTCACCGGCAAGCTCTACGCCATCCCGAACCCGTGGTCGAAGATGGCGGAGAAGGCATTCGACCTCATCGACCGGCACGGCTGGCAGGCGTTCGAGGAACGCGCCCGGCTGGTCGCTGGCCGCGTCGGTAAGAACCCCGGCGTGGATGAGATCATCTTCGGGGTCGGGAACTCGATGCGGCGCGGTGTGGACACCGCCGACGTGGCGAAGCAGGAGCGTGCCGCTGAAGCCGCAAGCGTCACGAGGAGCCGGGTCGAGAAGACTCAGCTCCAGCTGCACGGCTACGGTCAGCACGGCGACGGTCCGGAGAATCACCCGGCGTGTCCCAGCTGCGCTGAAGTCCCGGTCTAGGTTGCACCGGGCTGCTATGTTGATGGTCGGCTATTCAACGCTCGTGCCGCAGCTACGCCGAAGTGGGACCGGATACCGGACAGGCGCTGCGGGTTTGGGATGCCTCCTGTACCCCGAGCACGACGGAACCCCGCAAGGGGTCGCCCGGTCCCAGCCTACTCACTCGGATAGGAGGCAGAACCCGTGACTCTTGAACAGATGCCGCTGCTCCCCGAGGACGAGATCATCGTCCGGCCGCAGGGCAAGCCGCCGATCGCGGCTCCCGACATCCAGAAGCTCCCGCTCCTCGATGTCTACGAGATCAGGCATCACCCCCGGAACGTCCGGCGGCACAACCTCCCCGCCATCGTCGAGTCGCTGCGGAAGTACGGTCAGCAGTCGCCCATCGTCGTGCAGAAGTCGACGGGCTTCATCTGCAAGGGCAACGGAACCGTGAAGGCCGCACGGGACATCCTCGGATGGACCCACATCTACGGCAGCGTCGAGGACTTCGACGACGACACGGCGCTCCGGTATCTGCTCGCCGACAATCGCTCGTCCGACACGTCCGAGAACGACAAGGCCGCTCTGGGCGCGCTCCTGAAGGAACTGGACGCCGGGGCCGGTGGGCTGCAAGGCACGCTCTTCGATCTCGACGCCGCTGAGGACGTCTGGGCCGAGATGGGGCAGATCACGACGGTGGTCGCACAGACGGATGCCGCGTACGCCGAGACGGAGGAGCAGCTGGCCGCTCGCATCGAGGCGAAGCACAGCGACACGGCGGGCACGCTGAAGGAAGTCGTGCTGGTCCTGAACGCCGCCGACTACGAGCAGTTCGCCCTCACCGTCTCGAAGCTGGCCCGAGCCTACGGGACTCAGGGCGTTCGGGCCACCGTGATGGAGGCCATCCGCCGGGCTGGCGAGCAGGTCGTGGCGTGAGCGGCGCGATGATCCAGCCGTTCATCTCCATCATCAGCGCGGGCAGGCCGCAGAACGTTCCCGCGATGGACGCGCTGGTGGATCTACCGCACGTCTGGATCGTCCCTCAGGGGCAGGCGGAGGACTATCGGTACGCAGGTGCCGACAAGGTGATGGAGACGCCCTCTACGCAGGACACGCATCAGCGGAACTTCGCGCTGGACGTGGCCGGAAGCCGGTGGTGCGTCCAACTGGACGACGACCTCCAGAAGCTCCGGTACTGCGTCCCCGGCGAGAAGGGCCAGCCGATCACCGTCAGCCTCGCCATCGGCATGATGGTGGCGGCTGCCGAAGACCTCGGGGCGTTCTACGCGGGCATCGCCCCGACGGACAACGCCTACTTCACCCGGACCGCGTTCAACACGACGGGCTTCATCCGGTCGGCGTTCACGGTCTACCGGCCCGGCTCCCAGCTGCGCTACGACCATCAGTTCCCGCTGAAGGGCGACTACGATCTGACGTGCCAGCATCTCGCGAAGTACGGTCGGGTCGCTCGGGTCGATGGTCTGCTCGGCTCCTTCAAGTTCGGGCAGGGTTCCGGCGGGTGCGTGGCCTACCGGACGCCCGTCCTCGAAGAGATGGTCATCGGTAAGCTGATGGCGAAGTGGCCGGGCATCATCACGCCGAACACGAAGCGGCCCGGCGAGGTTCTGCTCCGCTGGAAGGTGCCCGACGAGGTCGCGGTCGCGCAGATGGGCTTCGACGCATGATCGGCGTGCCGAGCAAGGGCCGCGCAGGCAGATCCCAGACTCTGGCAGCTGTTCTCGGGCAGGGCATCGACGTGCCCGGCCACGAGGTCTGGATCGTCTGCCCGGCGATCGAGATCAACGCCTACCGCGACGCCTACCCGTGGGTCACGTACATCTGGCCTCAGGACGGACCCGGCATCGGTTCTGCTCGGCAGACATTGCTCCGTCACGCTCGCGAGATCGGCACCGGCCCGTTCTGGATGCTCGACGACGACATCACCAGCACGTCGGTGAAGCTGGTCGGCGGGCCGATGGGCAAGGTGGCTCTCCCTCACTTCCTTTCGATGCTCGACTCCGTTCTGGTGCCGTACCTGAACGAGAAGATCGCGCTGGCCGGGCCGAACTTCCGGCACCGGGCGTGGACCGATCCGTACGGCGTCCACATGGACGTTCATCTGCGGAACTTCATCCGCGTCAACCCGGCTGCGCCGATCGACTACTGGCCGCACCTGAAAGAGGATCTCGACGTCGTCTTGCAGGCGCTGATGGCGGGCTGGCACACCGTCCTGTTCAATCAGTTCGTCTTCGACTCGCCGCAGATGGGGACCAGCGCGGGCGGTTGCCGCGACGACTACGACGCCGGTCTGCTCGATGAGGCGTGCCGGGCGCTGGTCGAGAAGTGGCCGGGTGTCGTATCCTTGCGCATCACCGAAGAGGCGCAGCTGACCAATCGCGTCGACTGGCGCGAGGTCAGGCGGCGACAGGAGGCAATCGCATGACGATGACGGAGATCCGGCTCCGCAGTCGCACCGATCCGGCGGTGCTGGAGTCGCAGAAGGGCAAGATCCTCACCGACAACGACTTCGACCTCCTCGTCAAGGGACCGACTCGGGTGCTGAAGCCCGACGGCAAGCCGCTCGCGATCTACCTCCCCGGCGCGCTGGACGACGCTCTGCTCGACGCCAGCTACGGCACGCTCCACTCGCTGAAGGCGATGGAGACGGACAATCGCGGGCTGGCCTCCGGCACGAAGCGGGTGAAGTACTCGGAAACGACAACCCGCAGCCGGTCGAAGAACGTCCCATCGACCATCATCGGCGCGTTCGACGCCAATCCCCGGTTCCAATACTGCCGCCTGACGGCATGGTCCGGGAAGGAGTGGGACAAGTGGTCGGCGCTGTTCCCGCTCTTCGAACGGATCGGGGAGCGCTTCGCCGAAGAGGTCCCAGACAGGTACGCGGTTCAGCAGCGCATGGTCGAGCAGACGCATGAGGACTGGCGCATCGGCAAGACGCCGTTCACAACGATCACGGTGAACAACACCTACCCGACCGGCGTCCACACCGACGCGGGCGACCTCCAGGAAGGGTTCAGCACGCTGGCCGTCCTGCGCCGGGGGAACTACCGGGGCGGCAACCTCGTGTTCCCGGAGTTCCGGGTCGCGGTGGACATGCAGCACGGCGACCTTCTGCTGATGGACGCTCACGAGTGGCACGGCAACGTCGCGCTCACCGACCTGACGCCGGAATGCGAGTGGTGCCGTCTACGGGCCACGCAGACGATCTCAGCGACCCGGCCTGACACGGGCAAGGTGGTCAGCCGGGCCATCTGCGCCGATCACCTCAAGACGCTCAAGGAACAGGGCAACGTCTCCTTCGAGAAGGTCGAGCCGATCATCCCGATGGAGCGGATCAGCGTCGTCAGTTACTATCGGACGAACATGAAGGAGTGCGGCAGCGCGGAGGAGGAGGCCGCGCGCGCCGCCATCAACGCGGCGAACCGCACCGGCATCGTGGATGAGATGGCACAGGAGGCAACCGGAGCATGAGCGCAGCTGCGACAGTTCCCGACCCGACCGACGTCTGCGCGTACGGTCACCAGCTGGCACCGGGCAGCGAGGAGATGGTCCTCAAGGAGTACGACGCCGAAGGTCGCAAGATCGGGGAGAAGGTCGTCCTTCTTCGCAATCACGCCTGCATCGGGCCGAAGGGCATCTACGCCGGGACGCCCGTCCCGGTCCTCGATGACTCGGGCAAGACGGTGCGCGTCCAGATCGACGGCTACGACCCTCAGGACCACGGACTGTCTCCAACGGTCGTCACCCGGCTAGTGCCGTACCCGTGCGGACACGCGCTTCCCGAGGCAGAGGTGGACCCCACAGAGCTTCCTCCGGTCCCTCTGCGTGGCAAGAGCTATGGCCGGGCGCACTGGCTCGCCGACGGCGGCTGGCAGCGCATCAACGAGAAGATCCAGATCGCCATCGTCCAGTGCCCGGTGTGCCGGGGCGAACCGGCTCCCGACTGGCGTTCCTGAACGGTAACTAGGGGCTTTACAAACCCCGTGAACTCCTGCTACGGTACTCCCGTACCCCGCTGGGGGTCAGGGAACAGGAGGCATCAAGATGGCTGCAACGGGAACCGATCGGCGCAACGCCGCACGCAAGGCGACTGGCTCAGTCTTCGGGGTCACCACCGCGAAGGCACACCGCACGATCAAGGTCGCGGTCTACGTTCAGGTCGAGATCGACGTCACCGAACTCGAGAACGAGTACGGTCGCAGCTTCACCGCCACCGAAGCCCGGCAGGACGTGAAGGACAGCATCTTCGGGGCCGTCGCCACGGCCATGTACCCGTCCCACTCGATCGACAAGATCGTCAAGTCGGCGAAGGCCAGCTGATGGAGACGAAGGTCGTCTATCGCCAGCATTCGCACAGCCGGGTCCAGAAGGTCACACCGATGATCACGTGCCCGACGGACCGCTGGCCGAACATCTACGGCAGCGTCGTGCCTGTCATTCTGGAATGCGGCTATGTCGTCGCGGGCAACCCGGCCACGTCGTGGAAGGTGGGCGAGCTGGTCAGGTGCGGTCACTGATGGAGAGGGCAGGCGACATTCTGAAGCGGGTCTGCCCCTGCGGGGGCGACCCGTCCGGGCCGATGCACGAGGAGTCGCTGCTCCACCGCAGCTGGCTCCTCGGCGAAGGCCTCAGGAATCACGATCCGCTGGAGCAGCCCGATCGCCGCCATCTCCGCGAGCGCATCGGCCCGGTCGATGACACGCACCATCTTCGGCGGACCGGCAATGAGCTCCGGTAGCCGGTTGCCGGGCGACAGGTACGCTGGTACTGTGCCCGGCATGGACAGGAGGCAGCCGTGCTACGGCACGGGGACCAGTCAGCGCATCGACTCCCGCCGACCCGGGGAACCGATCAGGACGTGCGGCATCATGACCGACAATCCGACCGGCCTCTGCAACTTCTGTCGCAAGACGGAGGGCAAGCGGTGACACAGAAGGCGACGGTGCTGCGGCTCCTCGAAGCACGGGGCTTCAAGGGCGTCTCGGCTCACGAACTCATCTACCAGCACGGCATCACCCGTGGCGCAGCTGTAATCCACAATCTGCGCGAGGAAGGCTTCGATATCGAGACGTCGGGCGGCGAAGGGGAGCTGGCGACGTACACCCTCACGAGGGCGATCAAGCCGCCGCCTCCGCCGTGCTCCTGCGGTCATCGCAAGTCCGGGCACGCCTCCGGCTACCGTTGCATGGCTGAGGCCGAGTCGGACACCGGCAACGGCTACTGTCAGTGTGAGCGCTATGCCGTCTAGCGTCGAGACGATCGAGTTCTACGCCGTCATGGGCAGCGAGCCTGATCAGCCGCAGAAGTGCCACGAGATCTTCCTCCAGCGCGACCGCGCAGACTCGTTCATCTTCAACGGTCTGTTGCAGGCCGTCGCCATGCACCGCGACGTCGCTCTGGAAGAGGGTGACGTGCTGTCGATGATCATGCAGCGCGGCAGCGAGGACGTCATGACCACCGGCAGTCTGGTCGTCAACAGCGCCAGCGATCGCCACGTCTGGGACTTCAGGGTCGAGAAGCGATGGGCACCGAAGCCGTGATCGGCAAGGTGTCGATGGGTCCGACACCTGAGCCGGACTGGGACGAGCCTCACTTCCAGCGATGGCTGGTCGCGACGGCCCGGGCGAACGGTTGGCGAGTGCGCATCATGGATCAGCGCGGTCGGCCCGGCTGGCGCGGCCAGTCCACCGACAAGGGACTGCCGGACCTCCTGCTCGTCAAGGATCGGGTGGTCTGGCTGGAGCTGAAGGCGAAGGGCGGGAAGCTGCGGCCCGATCAGGTCGAATGGCTCGCGGCACTGAAGGCGGCTGGCGCAGAGGTCCATGTCGTCGATCCGAGCGAATGGGAGTACATCATGAGCGCAATCCTGTGACGCAGCTGCACCGGGTCGATGGCAAGACCGTCTCCTTCTGGGACAAGGAGCCGCCGCAACCCGACTGGCGCAGCGGCCTCGGCCTTCTCGTCGCGGCGTTCATCGCCGGACTGGTCTTCGGCTTCATCTTCGGCGCGGGCCAACCTTCCCGGCAGGCTCCGGCCACGACCCCTCAGCCGTCCTCGGCTGGAGCACAGCGATCCTCGGTGCCTGCACCGTCGCCCACCGCTGCCGGTCAGGTCGGCGTGACGGATACGTCCCCGGAGCCTACCGGGGCGGTTGGCTCGGTCGCCGAAGGACGTCACGGCATCATTGCCTACGCAACGATCGGCGGGCCGGGCTACCTCGCCATCCCGATCGGGCCGGGCCATCTGGTCAAGATCTGCGGCCCGGCAGCGTGCTGGACCACCGTCAGCACCGACGCCGGTCCCAATCACGAGCGTCTGCTGGCAGGCCGCATCGCAGACGTGGCCGTGGGGCAATGGGAGCGCATCTGCGGGCGCTCACGGACGCGTGGGACGTGCGTGGGGACATGGCAGACGGTGGACGTGCCGCTACCGGCGACCGACCGATGACCCGGCCGTCCACCCCGGACGCCAGCGAAGGAGAGCCGAATGCGTGACGAGATCATCTGGGGGCTGACGGTCGGCATCTACATCGGCCTGATCGCGGCCCTCCTGCTCCTGAGCAGCGGACGAGTGATCCGATGACCCACCCCGAGCCGACCCCCGAGAGCGTGGAGCGGCGCCAGTTCACCGAGTACGAGTTGTCCGCCCTCCTCAACGAAGCGTGGACGCCTGACGACGTGTTCGTGGACGACGGCGAGGTGTGGGACATGCTCGCCGCCCGAGTATTCGCGGCGTCGCCTCTCGCCGCCACCCCGCAGACCGACCGAGGGGACGGAGTCACGACACAATGCCCGCAGATCGGCGTCCACGATCACCCGTTCCGTGGGCCGCACACGTTCACCGAGTCGTATGCCGACGCCATCGCGAGCCCTTCCGAGGAGCCGGGGCGACCGCCACTCGATCCCGTCGTGAAGGCTCACGACGACGCCTACATGGCGGGCCTGATCCGTGGCCGCGAGGTCGAACGTGAAGCCGTTCGTCACGGAGATCGATCGTGACCACTCGCAAGCAGGCGAAGGAGTTCGTCGAGAAGGCGTTCGTCACGGAGATCGAGGCGAAGTCCGCGCTCATCGTCATCCACCGGGTCGTGCGCAGCATGGACGACCCGAACCCCGTCACGCAAAGGAAGGCGATGGACCAGCTGTTGAAGTTCGCCGAAGGTCATCCACTCCCGGCTGGGCTGGAGCGGCTCCTGTGAAGCAGCATCAGTTCACGCCCGGCGTCGTTCAGGTCCGAGGCGACAGTCGCTTCAGCCGATGCACCGTCTGCAAGCGTCCGGGGAAGGAGATGACTCGCGTCCACAGCGGTCACACAACGCGCTTCTGGCAGCACCGCACCCGACCAGCTGTCGAACCCGGCACAGCGGACGTCTGCGACTGGCAGGGAACGGGAAGGCTCTGGTGCTGCAAGACAGCCGGGCACGACGCCGGGCATCATGCCCATCGCGGACCGCGCAGGGTCGTCCATGCCGGGTGAGCTGACACCCCACGAGCGGCGCGTCCTCGAAGCCTCGCTGACCGGCGAGAACGACGTAGCGATCGCGGCGCAGCTGGGCATGGCCGTCCAGACCGTCAAGAACGCCCGCTGGCGAGCCTACTGGAAGCTCGGCGTTCACGGTCGTCAGGCCCGCTGGCACGCGGCCCGCATTCTGGGGATCCGCTCATGATCTGCTTCGGCACTCGGGGCGCACGGCGCATCGGCCTCCATCACTTCCAGCGCATCGGTCGCGCCACCGTCTACGGTCGCGACCTCCTTCACATCGCGGTCTGCGCCTACTGCGACGGGGCGCGCATCGACAAGGGACGGGCATGACCCTCGTTCGTCCCACCGGGCAGAAGTGCGGGGTCGTCTACAAGGGACGTCCTCCGTGCAGGCAGTACGCCGGGTGGGGCACCGAACACCCCGGCTTCGGGCCGTGCAAGAATCACGGCGGCAGCACTCCCAGCGTCAGCCCGAAGTACGAATCCGCCATGATGGTCGCGATCGCCATGAAGGATGTGGCTCGTCTCGGCGGCGCACCGAACGCTGACCCCGAGCAGGCGCTTCTCGACCTCGTCAGTCAGGCGGCAGGGCTGGTCAGCTGGTACGGAACGGAAGTAGAACGGCTGGCCGAACTCGAAGGCGTGGCCCTCTGGCGCAGCCCGAACGACATCGGCTACGAGCACGGCGACTCGCTGTTCGGGCCGGAGATCGACGTTGACAAGGACGGAACCGAGCACGTCGTCGGGGAGAAGCTTCGGGGCATGGTCGTGCTCTGGAACGAGGAACGCGACCGGCTGGCGAAGTACGCGAAGCTGGCGCTCGCCGCTGGCATCGAGAAGCGACGGGTCGAGATGGCCGAGCAACAGGGTGAGCAGATGGTGATCGTGATCCAGAACGTGCTGGTCCAGCTGGGGATGTCGCCAGAGGACTTGTCGAAGGCGCGTACGCTGGCCGCATCCGAGCTACGAAGGCTCGGTTCTGGAACGGACAAGGGAACGGACAAGTGATGGACCTCGAAACCTTCCGCGCCGTCATCGGCGCAGGCATCGGCGTGGCGACGATCATCGCCATCATCGCGACGCTGGTATTCGCCTTCTGCGTCTGGACCGACGTCAACTCGACGCTTCGGTGAGCAAACGGGGCCGGGGCCGCGAACGACCACCGGACATCTTCGCTCAGGCGATGGCGTCGCTGACCTCGCCGTTCCAGATGTGCCCGACGTGCATGGGCCGGGGATGGATACTCGCGCAGCTGGGACGGTTCGGATGCTGGGTCTGCCGAGGCCGTGGTGTTCGGTGAGGCGAAGCCGAAGGACAAGCCGCACGTCCCTCTCGAGTCGAAGGACCTCTGGCCCGGACGAGTCGTCCTCTACATGGGCAAGCCGGTGAAGGTGGTAGCAGTCAGCATGTCAGTCGCCCCATCAGGCGCACAGATCGTTCTAGCCGTCGTGAGGCGTCCGCAGGGCGACGAGCAGACGGTGTTCGCCGGGCAGCTGGCAGAACAGTGATCTGCTCGTGCGGCAAGGACGTCCGAGTTCTACATCCCGCGTGCGAGCGAGCGCAGGGCCGCGAGCGCAGGGCCGCGCAGGGCCGCGCGCGTGAGGAGAACGGGCCAGAGAAGCTCTGCGTCGTCTGCCAGAAGAAGGTCGGCGCGTGGCACGCCAACGGCGTCCATCCCAGCTGCGAGCCGAAGATGAAAGAACTCTGGAAGGAACGCGGCATCGGCGCATCGCTCACGCAGGCGCAGCGGGATGCCATACTGCGCGGCATCAACGTCGGGAGGCGCTCATGATCTGGATCAAGATCCGCAGCTGGCACCGTCAGGACGGCGACGTCGATGCGAACGGTCGGGTCAAGACGGTGTGCGGTCGATGGGTCGCACCGGGCGCGCCGGTCGCAGCTGACATCCCTCATGCCGAGAAGTCCTGCGAGTCCTGCCTCCGCCTCATCGTCAATGGCGACTGATGGCCGACCCGACGCTGCATCGCCACAAGAACCTGAAGGGCGCATGGGTCACCGGCATCCCAGACGGGCCGCACACTCATCCTCCGCAGCTGACGGACGCTGAAGTCATGTGGGTCAGGGCTGCCGCAGCCGCGCAGGGGACAGCCGGTGGTGGGACCGGGCCGAATCCTCCGCCGCCTCCTCCGCCTCCGCCTCCGCCCGTTCCCCCGGTCAACCCGAACGTCACGACGGTCAGCAGCATCCTCGCGTTGAAGCAGGCCATCGCCAACGACGCATGGGACAAGGTCATCCTCGCGCCGGGGACCTACACCGTGGTCGAGCCGTCGTCGCTCCAGCCGAACGGTCTGTGGATCGGGACGGCGCGCGGCTCCAACGGCGCGGACATGACGCATCGCACTCACACGATCGAGGTCGACACGTCCGCCTGTCAGTTCAACGGAGCGGGCATCAAGTTCATGGAGGGCGCTCGCTTCATCGACTGGAAGGGACTGAAGTTCCGGTCGAACAGCACCGGGGCCGACGGGCTGGTCAAGATCGGCGGCGATCCCGGCTACGTCCCGGCTCACGACATCGTCCTTCGCGACATCGACATTGACGCCAGCTGCACCGGGGTCAGCTCCACGTCGCAGGCGATCTACCTCGCTCATGCTCTGGGACGCGGCCCGTACAACATTCAGATCATCAACCCGCTGATCGACTGCGCTGGCGGTCTGTACGCGGCGCTGCAAGGCTATCACTCGACGAACGCTGCGCCGATGGCCGATCACGTCACCGTTCTCGGGGCGGTCGTCCACAACGCGCAGATCGGCGTCCTCATCTGGGACCCGACGGTCCACGACTGGTACGTCGAGATGGCGATGACCGGCACGAAGAAGAACCGGCTGTCGTACTACCCGGACCTCTACACCGGGGAGCAGGCTTCGCCCGGCGCGTGGCCGGTGCCAGCGAACATGAACGTCAACACGCACGTGACGCAGACGGCACCGGCTGGCAGCTACGAAGGCGACTTCATTCACAGCAGCCTCGGTCTGGTCTAGTCGTGGCGGCGTGCGGCATCGTCGCCAGCTGCGGTCGGAACGCCGGACATCGTGGTCATCACGGCGGGTTCGTGCCGATGGTCGGCAAGGCCGAGTCCCGGCTGCCGACAGAGCGTGAAGCGTTCTACACTCCGACCGAACGTGAGGTCCTCAGGCTGTACGCGCTCGGGCTGACGCGCGCAGCATCGGCGCAGCGCATGGATATCGCGCAGCACACCGTGACCAATCATCGGTCCAACATCGTCAGCAAGACACCGGGAGCCGCCTGCATGGTCGACGCGCTCCGGTTCATCGGCTGGCTTCAGCCTCCCGCATGACGCTCCTGAGCGTCCGCAGGCGAACCGCGTACGACGTAGCGGCCGACCGCCTAGACCCGCCGATCAATTGGCAGCTGGATCCCGCAGGCTGGGTCAGGGAACGCCTCGGGGAACACCCGTGGTCGAAACAGGTGCAGATCATGGAGTCGGTGCGCGACAACCGACACACCGCCGTCAAGTCGTGCCACGACACCGGGAAGTCGTACACCGCTGCCCGGCTCGCCAGCTGGTGGATCGACTCGCACGCTCCGGGCGAGGCGTTCGTGGTCACGACCGCGCCGACGGGCGCTCAGGTGAAGGCCATCCTCTGGCGCGAGATCAACCGGGCGCATCGCAAGGGCGGACTGATCGGTCGCTGCAATCAGGTGGAGTGGTGGATCGGCAACGAGATGGTCGCCTTCGGCCGCAAGCCTGCCGACTACTCGCCGCAGGCGTTCCAAGGGATCCATCAGCGGTACATCCTCATCATCATCGACGAGGCGTGCGGCGTCACGAAGAACATCTGGGACGCGGTCGAGACGCTGGCGACGAACGAGCATGCTCGGGTGCTCGCCATCGGGAACCCTGACGATCCGGCGACTCAGTTCTTCAACATCTGCCAGCCCGGCACCGGCTGGGCCATCCACCAGATCAGCTACCTCGACACACCGGCCTTCAGTCACGAGGCCGTCCCGCCCGACCTCCTTCAGGACCTGATCAGTCCGCTGTGGGTCGAGGAGCGGCGGCAGATGTGGGGCGAGGACAGCCCGCTCTGGACCTCGAAGGTGATGGGCGAGTTCCCGGAGTACGCTCAGGACACGGTCGTCCCGCTGCCGATGGTCCGCCGGTTGCAGGCGTGGGAGACGTGGCCGGAGGAGATCGACCCGGTATCCGAGCTGGGAATCGACGTCGGCGCAGGCGGCGACAAGACCGTCATCCGCCATCGCTTCGGGCGCAAGCCGGGGAAGCAATGGACCGATCACACCGCCGACCCGTCGAACGTCGTGGCGAAGGCGATGGCTGCCATCCGCGAGACGGGCGCGACACGGGCGAAGATCGACAGCATCGGCATCGGGTGGGGCGTGGCCGGTTGGCTAGAGGAGAAGCTGGCCGAGCAGAACATCAACTGCGAGGTCATCAGGGTCAACGTCGGCGAGGGGAGCAGCGATCCGTGGCGCTTCCCGAAGCTGCGCGACGAGATCTGGTGGATGGCCCGCGAACTCACGCAGGACAAGGCGTGGGATCTGCGCGACATCGACGACGAGACGCTCGGTCAGCTGATCGCCCCGAAATACAAGCCCGACACGGCTGGCCGCACGAAGGTCGAGAAGAAGGAGGACACTCGAGAGCGCATCGGTCGCTCACCGGACAACGCCGACGCGCTGAACCTCGCCTTCTACGAGCCGCCGCGCGTGGTGTGGTCAGCGGCATGACGCGGATGCTACGCTGGACCGCGATCACTCCAACCGTCGCGAGGTCATCCGAGTGAACGTACTCCAGCGAGCGGGCGCGTCGGTGAAGGCGTTCCAGATGCGCTTCGGGCGCAGCACCTATCAGGGCTGGCAATGGGGCCGCAGCTACGCGCAGCGAACGCGAGAGATGCGGGTCGGGCAGGGACTCGAGAGCAGCGTCGTCGTCGCTCCGCTCCAGTGGATGACGAGGAACTTCCCCGACGCTCCGCTGCGCATCCGGATCAAGAAGGGCAAGGACTACACCGAAGTCGAGCCGGGCGACTCGGGGCCGGGCGCGCTGCTGACGCTCTGGTCGAACCCGAACGAATACTACGACGGCCGGACGTTGATGAAGGCGCTGCTCGCCGACTACAAGACCACCGGCGAAGCGTTCGTGCTGAAGATCAGGAACGGCTCAGGCCGATGGGTGACGTCGTGGTGGGCACCGTCGTGGAGCATGACGGCGCGCTGGCCCGAGGACGGCACGGAGTACATCAGTCACTGGCTCTACAACATCGACGGCGTGCCGCAGCGTGTCGATGTCGAGGACGTCATCCACTTCCGCGACGGCATCGACCCGATCAACTCGCGGCGCGGGTTCTGCGCCTTCAAGTCGCTGGTCCGTGAGGTCTTCACAGACGAGGAAGCGTCCAGCTTCACCGCCGCGCTTCTGTCGAACCTCGGAGTGCCGGGCGTGGTCATCTCACCGGCAGCTGCGACGATGGGGCAAGGCGGCAGGGGCGTCATCCTCGACGGCGACGCGGTGAAGCAGGCGTACCGGCAGAGCTTCGGCGGCGAGAACCGGGGCGAGGCGATGGTGCTGACCGCTCCGACCGACGTCCACGTCATGTCGTTCAACCCGCAGCAGATGACGCTCCGGGACCTCCGGAAGCTGCCGGAGGAGCGGGTGTCGGGCGTGTTCGGCATCGCCGCCATCGTGAGTTCCTTCGGCGCGGGTCTCGACCGCAGCACCTTCGCCAACTTCGGGGAGGCGCGGGAGGCCAGCTACGAGGAAGGCCTCATCCCCGTCCAGAACGACTTCGCCAGCGTGCTGAAGATGGTGGCGCTCACGGAGTTCGTCAGCGACACGAAGCAGTACGTCGTAGACTTCGACCTCAGCGAAGTGCGGGTGCTGCAAGAGGATCAGGCAAAGCTCTGGGAGCGCAGCCTGAACGCGCTGGATCACGGCGGCATCACCCGCAGGCGGTTCAAGGAGATCATCGGCGAGGAGCCGGACGAGAAGCTGGACGCCGTCTACTACATCCCCGTCTCGCTGGTTGTCACTCCTGAGGAGGAGGACCAGACGGTGGTGGACGTCCAGAGCAGCCGGACCTCCGACCTCAACGCGCCGGGCACCGTTCCGGGCGAGGTGACGCCTCCGGTGAATCCGCTCACGCTGCCGAAGGTGCCGAAGCCGCCGAACGCGCCACCGGCCACGAACGGCAAGGGAGTTCCCGTCGCAGCTGGTCGCTGATGGAGATCGTCGCCTGCTACGTCGTCGCGAACGAGGCTGACCACATCGCCGAGAGCCTTCGCAGCGTGAAGGCGTACGTCGATCGGTACGTGATCGTAGACAGCCTGTTCGTGGACAATCCGCAACAGGGCACGCATTCTAGCGATGCGACGCGCAGCGTGGCTCTGGCAGCGTGTGAGGGACGCCCGGTGCAATACATCGAGAGCACCGAACGGCTGCACGAGCCGGAGGCCCGGAATCGGTATCTCGAGCAGACCGTCGACGACTGGGTCTTGCAGATGGATGGCGACGAGCAGCTGTACGGCGATCACGCTGGCATCCTCGATCTCCTCGCGCGCGTGCGCCTCGGGCGCGTGGTGCGCGGGGTAGACATCCCGGTCTACACAGTCGCCGTCAACTTCAACGGGCAGGCCGACGAGATGGACGCCGAGTCGTACGCGACCAATCCGCTGATCAGCACCCGAGGATATCAGCCGCGCCTGTTCGAGAACCGGGGCGTGCACTACGCCTACGACGGCGGGACGCACGGCTTCGGCGCGGCGCTGTACCGGGACAAGCGATATCTGGAGGGGAGCGTCAAGACGGCTGACGCCCTCATCATCAATCATCACACCCGGCAGTCGTTCGAGTCGTACCAGAACGACTACCTCTGGGAGACGGCAGCGAGTCGGCCGTGAAGAAGCTGTTCATGATCGCCACCGGGCAGGACATGGCCGGGTGGAACATGCGCATCCACGAAGCGTTCGAGCGACTCAGCACGACGTGGCACACCGACGCGATGGCGGCGACGCGGACGTACCTGCGATATCCGGAGCATCTGCGATACAACGCCGTGGTCAGGGATCGGCTCTACCGGCAGGCTGACGCCATCCATCTGCAGAATCAGCTGGCCGGTTGGCAGCTGTACGATCGGGGTCAGGGCAAGCCGACGCTCGTGCAGCATCACGGGACGATCTACCGCGAGCATCACGAGGCCATCAGCCGGTCGGCGCGGAAGCTGCGCATCCGGGAGATCGCATCGACCATCGACCTGACTCTGCTGGAGCCGGGCGTGGAGTGGGTCCCGGTCCCGTACAACCTCGAAGAACTCCGGCATCGCCGTCAGCTCTACTACGAGCCGTCGGACGTGATCCGCATCGCCCATGCGCCGACGAACCGGGAGGTCAAGGGAACCGATCACTTCCTCGCCATCTGCGAGAAGCTGTCGGAGCGGTACCCGATCGAGGTCGTCCTCATCGAGCACGTCCAGTGGCGGAAGTGCCTCCGGCTGAAGGCGGGCGCGGACATCTACTACGATCAGCTGGAACTCGGCTATGGCTCGAACGCGGTGGAGGCGTGGGGCATGGGCATCCCCGTCATCGCCGGGGTCGCCGACCCGAACGTCAAGAAGGCGATGCTGAACCGCTGGGGCCAGCTGCCGTTCGCGGAGGCGACGACGCAGAGTCTGGAGAAGGTCCTGACGGCGCTGGTGTCCAGCCGGGGAGCACGCGATCAGTTCGGCGACATCGGGCGCGAACACTTCTCGACGTGGCACGACGAGCGGGTCGTGCAGCCGTGGCTCGAAGGCATCTACGACAGCCTCGTTCCCTCCGTGCCGGGACCGCGGAAGTGACGCTGGCGACGCCGTCGCGGCAGCGCGCAGAGGACAACATCGCGCAGGCCGTCAAGCGGCTCCAGACGCAGGTCCTAGCCGCACGCACCGAACCGCTCGCCCGCGAGGTTTCACGGACGTTCCAGACGCTGCTAGAGTCCTGTGTGCATGACCCTCAGGGAAGCCTGCCGCCGCTGAAGGCGTTCGACCCTGACGACGTGGAGTGGAAGGCCGGTCAGGCGGCGTGGCCGGGCGTGACGTACAGCATCCCAGAGTACGACGCCTTCGAGAAGAAGCTGGAGCAGGTCCTGACGAAGGAGTGGATCAAGGTCGGCGGCATCTCGCTGAAGGGAGTGCAGGCCAACCTCGGCATCACGATCGCCTTCGACCTGAACGAGCGCCTCTTGCCGAAGGGCATCATCGCCCGGCAGGTGACGAAGGTCTCGCAGACGACGCAGGTCGCCATCGGGAACACGATCAAGCAGGGCATCGCCGACGGCGTCCACCCGAGCGTCATCGCGAAGCGGATGCGCGACCAGCTGGGCGGATACGCCGGGCTGGAGAACCTGAGCAAGTCGCGCAGCTACACCATCGCCCGGACCGAGACGGCGAACGCCTACAACGTCGGGGCCATCCTCGGCTACCAGAAGTCGGGGCTGATCAACCTCGCCCGGTGCATCGACTCACCGTCGTGCGGCTACGTCGGCCACAACAGTCCGGACCTCGCGAACGGCAAGGTCGTTCCGCTCGACGAGGCGATGGTCCACCCGATCAGTCACCCGAACTGCGTCCGGGCATGGGCACCGGTCGTCGCCAGTCAGCAGGCCGACATCCAGGGAGCGCCGCAGCCGAAGCCGGTCGGTTCGCAGCTGGGCGACTACGCCAACCCGAAGGACTGGTCGCGCATCCACGTCTACGGTGCCGGGACGACCGTGTTCGAGAACTACTTCGGAGATCTGCTGGATAGCCTGAACGGTGTCACGGACAAGATGAGGTTCGCGCTCAATCGCTATCAGGGCGCGGGCTATCGCTACATGAACTCCCTCCTGCGCGGGGATGGGAAGTATCCGGGCGGACCGGATATCGCAGGTTACGCGAAGCTCCTACAAGACTACATCGCGAAGTTCGAGCTGCCCGATGCGGTCGTCACACATCGTGGCGTGGGCAGGGGCAGCGCGTTCGCTGAAGTGCTCGGGGAGGAGGTCAGGACGCTGACGGAGGCGCAGGCGAAGCGGCTCATCGGTAAGGTGAT